CCTCTTACAGCGTAAGCATTTGGCCCTGCCGTAAGAGAGGGTACATAGCCGTCTCCGCCATTACCTAAATATCCCATTTCAGTGTAATAACCATCCATTCCCATCTTCGAGTATGACTTCACAGGAACCCAACCACCTCGTTTAGTATCTGTGGTGATTTTTTTATTTCTAACACTATCAATGGATGGTGAACCCTTTCCAGTAAGAATCCAGCCGACATCAATATTAAATTTATTGGATACTTTAAAAGCACCAGTTTTTGAAATACCTCGGCGCTCCCAATTGTAAACAATTTGAGGAGTCTCATCTAAGGCGTAAGCCAAATCGGCCCCAGTGATTTTTGTGACTTGGTAGACGCGTTCCATTGTTGGGTGAATTTGCTTCTTTTCCATGACTCTCTCGGCAAGGCTTAGAATTAATTGCTGCAAATAATAACACATTTTGTGTAAATCAAAATGATTGAATGATTTTTTTGTTTGTGTATACTGAATCAATCAAAATGATTTATTTCGAGGTGCTAATGAGTAGTGTCCAAAAAGATGCTGAGCTTATCGACAAGCACGGAGGTGCTACTGCACTGGCTCAAACCTTGGGCTACAACGTTCAGCGTGTTCAAAACTGGAAAATTAGAGGCATTCCCGCTAAGGAAAGACTTAAACACCCTGAATTACTCTTAGTCGATTTTATTCCAACACCAAAGAAATAAAAACCGCCATCTGCTGTAACAGATAGCGGTTTGAATATCGTATTTGGAGCAAACCAAAATGAATGAACAAATCTTAGCACAAAATTCAGACTGTGCAAGCCCATATGATGATGAGGATCAAGTCCTTACTCAATGGCAAGTAGATCATGACGCATATGCAGACTCAATAGCTGAGTACAAGGAATCTCGCAAAGAACTTGAAAAGGCTTTGGGTGTTCAAAAAGATTTCAACAAAACTTCCCATCCAATTGGGGAGGTTATAGCGGACCTGCAAAAACATGCTCACCTATATGCACTTTTGAATCGATTTGAGAGCGCTGTAATCAACCGTCTAAGAGCAAAGGATAAGTTGTAATGCACTACTACGAGCGAAATATTGGTGATTATTACCGCAAGGCTGGAAGATTAAACATTTTGCAGCATGGGGTTTATAACTTGCTCATGGATGCCTGTTACGACCGTGAATCGTTCCCAACGCTTGAAGAGGCTATTGAATGGGTATGGGCGGAAACTGAGGAAGAAATTGACGCTGTTAAATTTGTACTTAAGAAGTTTTTCAAATTAAATGAGGATGGGGTTTATATTCAAAACCACATTAAAGAAGAGCTTGAAAAGTATAGAGCCTTCCTTGCTAAACAAGCAGAGAATGGCAAAAAAGGTGGTCGCCCAAAGAAAAACCCAAAAAATGATTCTGGTAATAATGGGAATGATTTTGATAATTCTGGCTTTAAAAATGAAAGCCAAGACAACCAAAATGAAAGCGAATTAAACCCAGAAAAACCCAAAGAAACCCAAATAAAGCCTAAACCATCTAACCATCTAACCAACGAACCATCTAACCAAGAAAATAATATATGTCCGCCTAACGGCGAACCTGTACCTGCTGAAAAACCAAAAGAGAATTTCAAAAATGAGATTCAAGAGATTTTCGATTTTTGGAAAGTTACGTTTAACAAAAACGATAGAACCGTTCTAAGCAATGATCGCAAGAATAAGATCAAAGCTCGACTCAAGGAGGGGTATACATCCCAAGATTTGAAACAGGCTGTGATAGGTTGTTCAAAATCCTCATTTCACATTGAGAAGAATTTTACTGACATTGAGTTAATTTGCAGAAGTGCAAAGCATGTAGATCAATTCTTGGTTAATGCTGGTAGCTCCCAAGTTCCTGTTGAGAATGGTCAGCAAGGAGAAACAGCACCACCTGCTCAATACAAAGTAATTGAAGGGAGATGGTAATGGGGTTTAGTTCAAATATTCATGATGTGAATATGGAGCAATGTGTACTAGCTGCCCTAATGACCACAGCTTTGTCACTAGAGACAATTGGTCAAGAATTGGATGCAGAATGTTTTTATTCAGATCGCCACCAACATATCTACTCGGCAATTGTTGAATTATCTGAAAGTAATCAACCTTACGATGTTGTTATGGTTGCGAATTATCTAAAGGGCAAAAACGTTTTGCATTTGATGGGTGGGGAAGAGTATTTAATTCAACTCATGCAAGATGCGCCAAGCAGTTTTTACAACGCAGAAAGTTATGTAACTCAGTTAAATAAACTTAAAACACATCGAAGAATTGAGCAAATTGGTTATCGCATTGCTGCTATGGCAAAAGATACAACATTGCCCGATTTACTTGTTGAGGCTGAAAATCTTCTTGGGCAAGTGGATAAGACTGATGATGCAGATATGGGGGCAAGTTTTGGAAATGCTCTCACTAGCGCCTTAGAGCAAATGATTGAAAAGTCTGAAAAGCAGAGCAGACACGAAACAACGGGTGTTAAATTCAACCTTAAAACACTAGATGAGATGTTAGGAACCGTACAAAACGGTCATTTTTGTGTAGTTGGTGGTCGTCCCGGTTCTGGGAAGTCAACTTTAGCCCAAATGATGGCAATTGATACGGCAATGCTTAAAAAAGAGGGTGTTCTTTTCATATCAGCAGAAATGGACAAAGAAACACTTTCTAATCGCATGTTTAGCTCACTTAGCTCCATTCCATACAACAATCTACACAATGCAACACTTTACGATGGGCTACTAAAAGAATATGCAAATTACAAACAAGTTTATAGCGATCTGCCTATATGGATAGAGCCAAAGCAAAAACCAAGCATTAGTGAAGTAAGAGCATATGCAAGGAGAGCTAAGCGCCGTTTTGCCAAAGCTGGCACCAAACTTGGCTGCATCATTGTTGATTATCTTCAGCTTGTAAGAGATCCAAGCAAAAAAGACCGCTTTCAAGAAGTTGGCTCTATTAGTCGTGAACTTAAATCTATGGCTAAGGAGTTTGAATGCCCGGTTGTAGCGCTCGTTCAATTAAATCGTGAATCAGAAAAAGGTAAGAAACCGAAAGCTTCTGACATTAAGGAATCAGGGCAGATCGAGCAAGATGCGGATCAAATTATTCTCGTTAATCCGCTCACTGATGATAAGACACTACAACCTCTTGGGGTCACTGAACTGATTATTGCCAAAAATCGACATGGCAAAAGAGGGAGTGTGCGCGTTCAGGAGTTTCTAGATGTTTGTAAATTTAAGGCAATTGAGGTGACTGCAGAATGAAAACGTTCCTAATCATTATGACCGTTGTTTGTATTGCAACTTTTCTCGGTTTGGTTATGGCTGCTTTAAATGCAAAGCTTCACCAGTATTCAGGAAGTCTAGCTAAATTTCGCTTTTCACTAGCCTTCATGGATATCACTTTTTTCTTTTTATGTATATCGGCTCTAGCTGTATTTGATGGGGGTAAGTATCTGGCGTTCGCTCATTTAACTCAATTTTTGTTGTCTTTATACCTAATTTTTTACCGTTCTAATAAGTGGGAGCGCAGCCAATGAAACCAGAACAGTTTATTCGTGAGAAAGGTTTGGATAAGTGTGGAGACGAGTTTGAACAGCATTTTTTAAGCCTTCCTTTTTCTAATTCCGAGGCTGCCCAAAAGTGCTTGGATGCGTGTGATTTTGATGTCAAACAAAATGCTTTCATCCCTAATGCTAAGTGGTTTAACAACAATGATGTTGATGAGGGCGTTATTTATTGCTGCATGCTTAACACCGCATATATGTCTTTTCTGAAGCAGCAAGCGAAAGTGGAGGGGCTTAAAGCCACGATAAAAGGCAATCATGGACGCATAGCAGAACTTGAACGCTTAAACCGTGTAAAGGCTCAGGCTATTCTCGATTTACATCAAGAAATTAAAGAGCTTAAAGCATCTCATCATGGTGAAGTGATTGGTCATGAAGTTCACTTAAAAAAGATCAAGCAAGAGCGTGACGAATTGCAAACCCTGTACACCCAGCAAGGCATAAACATGTTTAAGCTGCAAAAGCGGGTGGATGCAGTAATTATCGAAATTGAAAATATGTATTTATCAGGTGCCATTGGTTTTGACACGGTTAAGAAGTTAGAGCAAGCGCTCAAGGGGGAAGACAGTGAGTAATGAAGAATTATCCAAAATCGGAATGATGTTTATTCATTGGATTCAGGTTCATAGAGAATCTATCAATCGCTTTGAAGACTTTCGGAATTGTTTTGTAGATGACCCTGATGAGCCTGTGCACAGTAAAAAGGACTACAACAAAGCGTGGGAAATTCAGAAGGAGGCCTCTGTTTTGGGTAGTGAAGCGAAAAGACGCTATGAAACCTTACTTGAAGAAGTTGATCTTTATCTAGCGCGTGAAAGAACAGATGTGCTTAAGGAGAATGAAGCGTGAATTCAAAATTACATATCATGCAAGGTGTAGACTGGTCTAAATATGATTTGCCTGAATGGTTGCGCCAATTTGGTTATTGGCAAGGGGCAGTGATTCGCTTTGGTGGATCTACTGAAAATCCATTAGTAGGAGCGATTAAAAAAGCAAAACTTAGACTTAAGAAAGGGGATAGGGAAAAGATCGTTGCTTATTATCTCTGTGATGAAAATTTTATCGAGAAGCAATCTAAAAAACCTAATGTCTGTCGTAAGCGTCCGCTGAATCCCATACCTATTTTTTAATTCGATTTAGGTTTCCAGCAGTGCGGCAGTAACTCTTCAATCTGGGTCACTTTATGTGTCGGTAACCTTTTCAGCACATCACTTAAATAGGCATACGGATCCAGCCCATTCAGCTTTGCTGACTGGATTAAAGTCATGATGTTTGCCGCTCGCTGACCACTGCGCAGCGAACCTGCAAACAGCCAGTTCTTGCGCCCCAACGCCCAGGGACGCATCTGATTCTCTACCCAATTGTTGCATA